TGGAGAAAACGGTTGGGCAATCAGTAAGTATGGAAACGCTCTGTTCTCTAATGTTAAGATGCGTGGAGAAATTGAAGCTACGTCTGGAGAAATATCTGGCGTTCTAGATATTGGTCCTTCTATGCAATTAGGAAATGACAACTTCTTTGAAACAGACCCAACAAGATATTATGGAATGTTTATAGATGACAATAACTATTTCTTAACTTACCAGTCACCAGTTGTTTCTTATCAAATAAATGAAATGGAAGTTTCTGACGTACAGATATCTTCTGGTCTTAGTAAGATAAGAATAAACATACCAAATAGTGACGACTATGTAGCAGACACCCCAGGATCTACTGATCCTAAAAGAATTGTTGTATTATATGGTCTTCAGGGTGGACTAAGTGTTTTAAATGGTTCTGCGTTTATTACAGCAAAGGGAACTGGATACATAGAAATAATTAGGAAGGGAATAAATAACGGAACGACTGACTATACTTCAGCAGCAGTTAAGCCACAAGTCGGAGTTATTGATTCAAATAAAAGATTAAATATTTCATCTATTGTTGTTTCTAATGCACCAGAGGTTACTGTTAGAAGAGCAGTAATAACAGCCCCACAAAATGATTTTGAAGTAGGTATGCTTGTTGAAATTTCTGGAGTAACAACTAGTGCTTTACTGCCATTAAATGATGACTATGTTGTAGTAGAAGTTTCAAAGCCAACAAACTCAAATTTTAATACCTTTACTATTGAAGGTGTTACCTTTGCAGCATCTCCATACACTTATTACAAGTCACATCCAGGAACCTTTGGTACCGTTCCTGCTGGAACAAATGAGTTTGGAACTGGTTCTAATCCTTTAGTAAAAAATATCGTCTTCTCTGAAGATAGTTCTAAGTTTAAGGTTGGAAGCCGATTCAACTCAATGATCTACGACAGCCAACTTGACAAGCTAAGAGTAACTGGAGAAATCAATGCAAGGGGCGGTAGCTTTGCTGACAGCGTAACAATTGGTGCACAAGCAAAGGTGTCAACAATATCAAACAAGTCCATAGTTGATGATATTGCTATAATGACAACAGCACTACCTCATGATTTTGTTCCTGGAGACTCTGTTGTAATAGCTGGAGTTGACTCTACATTTAATGGAACTTATGAAATTCTAACCACACCAACCACAACTACTTTTACATATGATAAAGAACCATCTGCCAACATTACCCCTTCTTCAGCAACTGGTACAGCAACGGTTGGTGAATCAAGAGATGGTACTTTGTTTGTTGGGTATGGATCAAATAGAATATCTATTAAGGGAACAAACACGGGAGCAACATCTGCTATTTTTGCAGGAGCAGGTAATTATAAGAATGCAGATACTGGTTTCTTTATGGATGCATCTGGAAGGTTTAGCCTAAAAGATAAACTATTCTTTGAAGATAATGATTTAACTATAAGTGGAAAGATAACAGCAAGCACTCTTAATGTTGGTGGAAGCCAAGGAATTATATACAATGGCACTGGAACGGTATACATTGGTTCTAATGTAGATATTGCTGCAAATGTAACTGTAAATGGACTTCAGGTTGGAGTAAGCCCATCATTCTTAAAAATAGCAAATGATGTGTCTGGAACAAATGATGGTATTTTTATTAATGCAGATAATTACTGGTACTCTACTGGAGCATTTAGTATAGGATCAAGTACTGGAACGGTAAGTTATGACCCAACAGATGCTGATGTAGAGCTTAGAGTTACCAATAAGATTTCTGTTGGAACAAATACTGCTGGAAACATTACCCTCTTTGGCGGAGGATCTGGTATTACAACTTATATGAGATTTGGATCTGGCTCCTTTGAGACAGCCAAGTTCTATGTTGACGGTGCTGGAAGGTTTAGTCTTGGAGATAAGTTAAGGTTTACTCCAGCAGACGGATTACAAATAATTGGAAATGGAACATTTACTGGTTCAATAACAGCAGGTTCTGGAAATATTGGTGGCTTTACAATTGGAGCAACTTCTCTTACAGCAGGAAGTGGATCTGCTTCTGTTGGATTAAATACAACAGGGTATCCATTTTATGCAGGAAATCAGGTTCCATCTTCAGCCCCATTTAGAGTAAGTAGCACTGGAATTTTAACTGCATCAAGTGCTAACATTACTGGAGCAATAACTGCAACATCTGGGTCATTTACTGGAGATGTAAAGGTTGACGTTGGTGGAAAGCTTTATGCTGGAGCATCATCAACAACTGGACAAAGAATAGTAATTGACAATACTGGATTGTATGGGTTTAACTCTGGAAACATTTCGGTATTCTCTTTGCCATCGAACGGAACGCCAACTATTGCAAACTTTAAAATATTAGAGACCGCAATCACTTCTGATGGTCAAAATGCAAATATTATTGCTGGAAATTCAACAGATAATATTACAATTCGTGGAGATAAAACTGGTTCTCAAGCAGCAGCCATTTACAGCAAAATAAACGGAACAATTACAACTGCAACTACTGGAAATGGGTTTTACATAGATGACGCTGGAAAGTTTAGGTTTGCAAGTGGAACTAACTCTATATCTGGTGCAAATGGATCTCTAACTGTAACTGGAACAATTACTGGTTCTAGCATTATTGGTAATCAGATTACTGGTGGTGCCATTCGTGGTTCCGATGTTTTTGCAAAATCAGCACAGCTTGGTGGTAGTGAGTATGGATGGATTGCAGGTTCTGGAGAACTTTACTCTGGAACGCTTGGATCAACTTTCTTTTTACAATCAGGTTTTTGGTCAAACCCAGTTAGGTCTATGGTTCAAGGATCTGGAACAACCTATAGTCCTGCTGGAACAATTAGCACCTCTCCAAGAACAAATGTTTTAAAAGGAAAGGGAACAAGTTTTACCTCCACCTTAAGTCTTGGATATACAATAAACATTGGGTCTAACATTATTGGAATAGTTTCTAGCGTAGTTGATGATGAAACAGCAATTCTTCAGACTCCTTCCCTACAATGGGTAGAGGGTTCCTCTTGGTCTTACACAAAGTATGTAACCACCATTACTTTACATTATTTTAATGACTCATCTACAAATGATTTAGTTTCTGTAGAAAATGCAAATCCTTCTGGATATTCTTTTGTGGGCGGTATAATTAGATCCGTAACAGACCCATACACATTTACAGTAGACTGTATTCCAAAACAAAATCTTTCATATACAAAAGAAAGTGGCTTTCTTACAACATTTACTGGATCTGCCAATGACCTAGTTTTTGAGCTAAAAAATGTATATTCCTCTGTTGTTGTTAGTTCAGCAGATCAAGAAGAAAACTTTTACAATGTTTACATATTTCCTACAGATGCTTCAGTAACAAGCATTAGTGATTTAAATATTGGTGATAACATTTATTTGGAAAACATACCTTCTGATGAAAACACATTCTATCCTTTAAATAATGGATACTATCCTGTTATTTCTTTTGTAAATAACAATAAGGTTGTTGTGTCAAGATCAGCAGCAACTGGTGTCCTGGTCTATGCTGATGGATACCTAAACTATCTTGAAGGACAAACTATTTCAACCTATCCAACAACGGTAGAAAGAACAAAGACCTATCAGCCTTTTACGGTTTCTTCAGTATCTGCTAGGGGTGGTGTGGTAACAATAAAAACTAATAGTGCAAACAATCTAGTTGTTGGTCAAAGCGTATCTATTTATGGGTATGTGGAGACACCATATTTAAATGATGATTTCCTTGGAACATATCCTATAACCTCTGTTGGATCAGACAATAAATCATTTACCTATGAGTTGGCTTTTCCAGACTTATCAGAAACAACCATAGCAAATACTTTTGCAAAATCCTTGCCAACAATGAAAAGAAAGAACTATGACAAGAATTATGCACTTTGGGTAGGCTCTCCAGACCCTGCTACTGCCCCACTATCTATTGACCCATATGGAAACAAGCTAAAAGTTAAAGATTTAGAGGTAACTGGTGAAGTAACTGGATTTTATTCTGATATAATTGAGTTAGATGATTTTTCGGGAGCCTTTAATGGCAAGAAAAATAGCTTCTATCCTACATATAACTATAAGAGGGTTGAGGTAAATAATCCGTTAAGTATGGTATTATCACTTAATGGGGTTGTTCAATCAGCTTTTATCAGAAATAGGGAATATGTATGGTCAAGCCATTTCCTTGCTTATGATGGGGTAACGATAGATGATCTAGGAAGAATCAAGTTTTCACAGTCGCCACCAACTGGCTCTCGTGTGAATGCTAGATTGTTCCCAGGACCAAAAAATAATAAAATAGTTAGGAAGTATCCATTCAAACCAGTGGATATTGCTCTAGGATAAAAGGAGAATAAGAATAAATGGCAAAAAAGGTAGCACAAGAAAGTTATTATGTATTCACACCATCTGCTGATACTATCGTAATCCCAAGGATTATTCAAAGATCGCAGCTAATGCTGATTACAAACGTTTCTACAAATCAGGTCATTTATAATTTTTCAGATCCAGACTTAAATGCAACATCCTATACTATTGATGGTTCAGCAACTTCTCCTAAGACAACTATTGTTTTAAACTATAACTGTGAAGAAATGCAGTCAACTGATAAGCTTCAGATTATGTATGATGAGTATGACGAAAAGTTTACTCCTTCAGATAATCTTGTTGATGCAGTTGCAAAGATGCGTGTTGCAGCACCCCAATCTTTAATTGATACAGACTTTGAGTATGGAACCCAAGGAAATAAATGGGAGTCTCTTACTCTTACACAAAATTACCCTTCATTCTTTTCTAAGGGAACTGGCGGAAACTCATTTGAAATAACAGACATTGTTGGTAATGGTGGCACTGCTAGAACAAAATCTCGTGTTTCAGTATTAACAGCCTCAGCACATAATCTTGCTACAAATGATGTTGTTAGTGTTCAAGAAAGTCTTTCTTCAAATGCAGAAGGATCTTTTTCAATTACAACTCCAGGATCTATTTCTGGAGTAACCCTTAGTGGAATTACATTTAGCACAACTACTCTGACAAAAACTGGTCACGGTCTAGTTGTTGGTCAACCTCTAGCTTTTTCAAGCATAGGTTCGGCAACTGGAATTGCAACAGGAACAACATACTATGTTGTAACTAGTGCACCAAACACATTTTCAATATCTGCATCATTAGGTGGGGAGGCAATTTCTGTTGGTGGCACTGGAACCCTAACTGTTGATCAGGGAAGAATGTTTACTTATCTAGCAAAAGGTCTAGTTACTGGATCTATAAAAGATGACGTTCTAACAAGTGTTTCTGGTGGAGGTATATTTGACAATGCACACATTCCAGGAGGAATTGGGTCATCTCTAGAACCTTGGACTATTTCAACTAGCGGTACCGAAGCAACTGTAGAAACAGTTGATCCACATGGTCTTATTCCAGGAACCCCAATTTTAATTAACGGTTTAACTGGAACGCTTGCAGGAGCAAATGGAAGTTGGATTATTAATACGGTAGTTAATCCTAGAACCTTTACTTTTTTGTGTCCAGCAACACCTGCAACAGATGACACTATTGTTTCTGGAACGGTAGCCCTATACACAAAACCAGACTCATCCATTCAGCACGTTGCATATAATGGTGGAGTTAGCTTAAGCACTGGAAACAATGTTGTGGGTATTCAGCAGATTAGACAAACTAGAAAAACTTTTAGATATCAGTCTGGAAAATCTATTCAGTTTTCAACTGGTGTAAAGTTTACACCAAGCTATGATATTGAAAATATTGTATCTAATACAAAAAGTGGTAATGCAGTTATTACAGTAACAACTGTTCAAGACCACGGATTGCAGGAAAAAGCAAGAGTAAGAGTTACTGGTATTTCTACAATTGGTGGAGACGTTAATCCATACAATGGGGACTTTTTAGTAACAGGAATTATTAATCCAAATACCTTTACCTACCAGACCTTAATACCTGGTGTAGGAATGACTAATAACCTTAACTTAAGACCTTCTGGAGAAAATGCTTTAGTTACTGTTTCCTCTTGGGCAGGTGCTTCAACAAGAGTTGGAATGTTTAACGACATGAACGGTATCTTCCTTGAATATGATGGAGAAAAATTATACGCTTGCAAGAGATACTCCAATAAGCCATTGTTTGGACAGGTTACAGTAACACAATATTCTGGCTCTGTGATTGGTACAAATACTAGATTTTTGAGACAACTTGTTGTTGGAGATAAGGTAGTTATTAAGGGACAGCTTTATAGAGTAATTCAGATAGACAGTGACACTAGCATGTTTATTTCACCTTCTTATCGTGGTCAAAGTGTTACAACTGGAACCAGAATGTTTAAGGTACAAACGGACAGAGTTTCTCAAGACAACTTTAACATTGATAGATTAGATACAACTGGTCCTTCTGGATATAACTTTGATGCAACAAAGATGCAGATGGTTTATATTGACTACACTTGGTATGGTTCAGGATTTATTCGCTTTGGGCTTCGTGGAGTTAATGGAGATGTGTCTTATTTCCATAGAATGCCAAATAACAACATTAATAGTCAGTCCTATATGCGTTCTGGAAACCTTCCAGCAAGATATGAGGTCCATAACTATTCTCCAAAGACAAGGCTTATTGCAGGTGGTCTAGCAGGAACAATGACAACTCTTAGGTCTGGTCTTCCCTTAGCTCCAACAGCTACAACAATGTATATTGAAAACATTAACGGTGTAAGAACTACAGCTCCTTCTGGAGTTGCTGGTGACATTATTGGTTATATGCTTATATCTCAGGGCGGAAACCCAAGTTCAACAGACCTAACGGCTACATCTGCTGCTGGTCTATTTACAACAACGCCAGATCACAAGCTAACTGTTGGTCAAGCAATTTTGTTTTCAGACATTGGTCTAACTGCTTTGCAGCCAAATACTACTTATTATGTAGTATCGGTTCCAACGGCTAAAACATTTAGAATTAGTGCAAGCTACGATGGCACTCCACTTGTTCCAACAAATGGCACAGTAACTATATCTCTTGGAGGTGCAAATGCATGTGAGGTTGTTCCTTACACTGCTGTTGGATCTTATAATGCTTTAGTTGGAGGATATCCAATTACAATACAGAGACAAGTAACCCTGACCCCAGCAAAAACTGCACAGTATGTTTCTCTTGGTGGAACAGAAGGAGACGGAGAAATTACTGCCTCTAGTCTTGAGTCTAAAATAATTACTGGTGCTTCTCTTGGCACACAGGTATCGGTTGGTAATACAATCTACGCATCTGACGGAATAAAGCTTGGAATTGTTGCTTCTGTTAATGCTTTTACTCTTACTGGAATTACTTTTGCCACAACAACTCTTACATTAAATGGTCATGGGTTGTCAAATGGAAATGCTATAACTTTTACAGATATTGGTTCAGCAACTGGTATTAATACTACTACAACATATTACGTTGTATCTGCAGCAACAAATACCTTCTCTGTTGCTTCTTCAGTTGGAGGAACCGCAATTTCAATTGGTGGCACTGGAACGTTGACAATATTGGCAAGTTCAGATAACGTAGTGGAATTACAATCTCCACCACCTGCTGCACCATTAGTTCCACCAAGCACTACCCCACAGCCATATACCAATATTGGTTTTTATATTGCAAACACTGTGCCTTTTAATGGTGCAACTGGAAGTAATTATTTTAATCCAGATAGTTCTGTTCCTGGGTCATCTTTTTATGTTCCAGAGCTTGCAGCAGCATATGAAAACAACTCTCAGGTTTCTGTTAGAACAATTACTCAAACCTGTGCCCCATCATTAAGTCACTGGGGTTCATCTGTAATTATGGATGGCGGATACGATGAAGATCGTGGTGTTCAGTTTAATGCTAGAATGAAGAACTATCTAGCTATTACTGCTGGGCAAAGAAGACCTTTGTTGAGTATTAGAATTGCTCCATCGGTTGACAATGGTATTGGAAGAAACTTTGGCAAGAGAGAAATTGTAAATACTATGCAATTAGCTTTAAGTCAAATAGAAACCCTTGGAACTGGTCCATTCCTTGTTGAAGGTATCTTTAATCCAACTGCTCTTACAAGCACTAATTTTATAAATCCAGCAAGTTGGGAAACAGTTTCAGTTGGCTCTGGATCACTTGCTCAAATTATTTATCATGATGGAACAGATGTGGCTGGAGCTTCTCCAGCCACAGCAACTGGAGCCGTTAGTGGTGGAGATGTTATATTTTCATTCTATACAGATAATTCTGGTGGATCTAATCTTGGAATTACAAGATTCGATTTAGAAAATGTAAAAGAGCTTGGAACTTCCATCCTTAGTGGTAATGGAAGCGTAGCAACCCCTGGATATCCAAATGGTCCAGATGTACTTACCATTGTTGCAACAAATATCGGTACTGATGCTAAAATTAGTTCTCGTATTTCTTGGACAGAGGCACAAGCTTAAGGAGCTAGAATGTCAACAGATAAGGTTTTACATAACTTTAAGACACCTATAAGGGTATCTTCTGTAGATAGCCAAGAGCCATTTAAGATTAGATCCTTTACAAAGCCTGGGGTAATTATTAATAATGGCTCTGGCGTATCTAATAGTTTAATTATTGAAAATAAGCAGTCCTATTATTTAACAAATGATGGTGAAAGTGTTATTTGGAAGCAACCAACTTGGCTAGAAACAGCATCACAGTCTCCATCATTAATTAATACTGTAAACGGTATTGGAACAATGCCATCAGCATTTAGAAGAATAACCATTTCTCAGTCTGCCCCAACCAGCTTTGATGGGCTTGACGGAGATGTCTGGTTTATATATACCTAATGTCTATTTATAGCAAGTCTTCTGGTTGGCAATTAACTCCAGAGGCTAGGGTAAAAGTAAATGGTTCTTGGCAAACTGCAAGTTTTGGGTACGTTAAGGTAAATGGAAAATGGGAAATATTCCACACTGCATCTGGATCAAACGTAACAAACTTTAGGTTTACTCAAATACTAAATGATTCTGTTACTTTTGCTTGGGATGCTGGAGAAGATGTTGTAAGCTATCAACTTTGGTATTCTAAAAAATCAAACACTCAAGAGTTTTTCTCAAATGCCATACGACACTCAGCTGATGTAACTTCTACCTATACAAATCAAACTGGAAAAATTACTCTTTCTACTGGTTCAAAAGAAATAAATGGCATTGGTACTTCTTTTACTTCTTTGTCTGTGGGAAATAATTTATATGTAACAGAAAACTCTGTAAGAATATATCTTGGAAAAATTGTATCAATTGCTAGTAACACAAAATTAACAGTTACTAAAACCTGGAGTGGTTCTACTTATAATGCCCCAGGAATTAATTTTATCTCACAAAATAACGGATCTATTTCTTTTAATACAGAACGTGAAAGTAACTATCAGTTTTATGTTCTTCCTATTGGAGAAGGATCAGTTGCTGGAAACAGGTCTCCAATTCTTACAAGGTCTACCCCAGTTGCTGTGCCTAGTCCAGATACCATTTCTGGAGAAGTTGTTTCAAATGGCGTACTTCAGTTAAGGTGGGCTCCAAACCCAAGAGCATCTTTTTATGAACTATGGTCTGATAAAGGAAGAGCAGTTGGGGACTATGTTAATGTAGCTAGAATAGAAAGAAGTGGGGGTGCACAAGAGTTTTATCAGGCACCAGCAGATAATGACAATGAAGCTGTATATCGTGTAGTAATTAAATCAGTAAATGCATTAAACGAAAAATCTTCTAACTCTAATTCTTATTCATTTACTTTTATTAAAGCTCCGCCAGAGCTTGTTGCAACAACATTAAGTGCTACTGCAAGTGGTACGGTTAGTGCAAACTTGTCTTGGGGTGCAAATCCTGGTGCTTCCTCTTATAACTTATTTGTAGATGGAGTAAATGTTAAGTCTATCTCAAAAAGTGGTCTTGCAACAGAAAAATATACTCATATAGGTGCAAAAGAAGACACAAGCTATGTTATAAAAATTGAACATGTAGGACAGCCTAAATATGTTCCATCTAAAATTTTTTCTAATAGTGTTACTTTAAAAACTGGTCACGCTGCGGTATATGAAAGAACAACATCTGATTTAACAAAAAGAGCATCTTATGTGAATGGTCAGTATCAATATTATACAGAGTGGGACATTTCAACAAGATCTGCAATTAGAAATAGAAGAGGTGTGATTATTGGATATACCGCTTGGAGTGCATACAGGGACTTAAGAACAGATGGTCCCTATACAATAACAACGCTCCCAGCAGAATTTCCAACCCTTACGGGATCTTATACAAATGTAGCCTATAATGCATCTACGGCAACAGCAAGGTATAGATACAGATTTATTAATTTTAATTTTTCAAGAAACTTTGATTTTAACTTAGGTCTTACTCAAACAGAAGAAGACGATGGTGTTACAAGAAAGTTTGTATCATTTACAACCGTTAACCTGGCAAGAACTGGGTGGCAGTCAGTTTCTACTTCTAGGTATGGAACTAAATTATCTACCTACGGAGTTAATGTTTCAGGTGGTGGATATAGAGGTGCAAATGAGTTTGTTAATGGAGCATCTCGCAGAGTGGATGTAAAATATGAAGAAAAGAAAACAGAAAAAACCAAAAGCGAGTTAAAAGCAAGTATTGCATAAAATAATATATAATGCTATACTATATTCAAAAGAAAGGTAAGAAATGTCAACCACACTAGAACTAGTAGTCCAAGAACTACAAAACCGCATTGGTCAAATGACAAGCCAATACGAAACACAGATGGCTGTGCTTAAGGCACAGGCAACAGAAGCATTACAGGCAAAGGATGCTGAAATTGCTTCTCTACAGTCAGCTTCAAAAGAGGATGCTAAGTAAAAATGGCAACACCACTAAGCGATGGAAACCCATTAACCTATGACTGGCTTAACTTGCTTGTAGGTGAAGTAAACACGCTGACCTCAACTTCTGCTCTATCTAGAGAGAATACAAAAATTAGAGCAATTCCAAGACACTACACTACGTCTTCTGTAACAAACACAATGCAAGTTGTTACTGGTAGAGCTCTTGTTTCACTTGGTAAGGGCAAGGCAGTTGGAAAATCTGCACCAGTCAAGTTTCCTGCTACATTTTCTGCTGCAGACGTTTTAGTCGTTGCAAGTGTAAACTATAACGGTACAGATCCAGGAGTAGATGCTGTTTGTTGGGTAACAAATATTGATGAGTCTGGTTGCCAGTTTTATGCAAGAAGATTTGACAAGGTAAATAAAAAGCAAACCACTCCAGTAACAATTAATTATATTGCTATTGGAAAAGCAAGGTCTACTTCCTAAAAATACTATTGACACAGTTTTTCCAGTCTGATAGACTGGTTTAATTGTTTTGGCACATTGCCATACGATGAAAGGTACAAAATGACAAACGATTTAAAATGGATGCTGTCCTCTGACCAGCAGTTCCCTTATCAAGATGATAAGATGATTGAATTATGGTTTAAGGTTATGAGATGGTTTAAGCCAGACGTAGTGGACTACCTTGGTGATACTGATGATCAGGCTTGCTATAGCAAGTACACAGAGGGACGCTCAGCAGAGTTTTTAAAGATGCACAAGGATAACAACGGTAATGCCATCGTACCTCTCATGAAGCATGAGGCTAAACTAGCAAGAGATTTCTATACCAAGACTCGTAAGGTTGCCAAGAATGCACAGCTATTTTCAGCACTTGGAAATCACGATATTCGTGTATTTGATTATGTAGATGCAAAGCTTCCAGACTATATTGAGGTAACTACTCCAGAAACATTATGGAACCTAGATAGTCTTGGATATGAATATATTTATTACAATGAGCCTCCTGCACACCGCTTTGGTGATATTCACGTTCATCATGGTAATGCTATTTCACAAAATGCAGGTGAGTCAGTTCGTAAAGATGTAGATAACTTTGGCGTATCCCTTATTCGTGGACACTCTCATAGAGCAGGTGTTTACTTTAATACTTATGAACTTAGAAATAAGGGCAAGGGTGAAACATTGCGTGGGTATGAAATCGGTCATATGTGTGATGAAAAGTCTAAGGGTATGATGTATACCAATAATCATAACTGGCAAAAAGCATTTGCCATTGCACATATTGAAAATGGAGTATATCCACACATTCAATTAATTCATGTGTCACCAGACTATTCATGTATGGTTGATGGAAAGTTCTTTAAAGTATAGTTTACGCTATACTTTAACAATGAAATGTAAACTATGTAAAGGTAAGGTGATGGTAGATAGGGTATTTTCTACACAAACACATATAGAATTATTCTGTATGACTTGTGGAAAAAGATGGTCATTCCATCACCCTCAAAACCATTCATCATTTGTAAAATGGCTACAGCAAAAAGAAACCGAACTCTCGAAGAAGACCTCAAACAGTTAAAGTCTCCACAGAGACGTTTGTGTTTTATCAACGATGAATTACATAAGATTATACACATAGATAGAGTTAACAATATAGTAAGAGCATATAGCTATCTAGAAGATAAGCAGGTTGCCTACCTTTATACCGATTATAAAAAGCGTAGGACACCTGCCTACTCCATAGCCCTTGTAAGTAAAATGTTAAATCGTCACCCCAGCTCAATTAGAAAAGCAATATTGCGTGGTGATGTAAAGAAGCCATACCTGATGGATCAATACGTTCACGGGGTATATTATTTTTGTCAAACTGATGTTTACAACTTAAGAGATTTTTTTGCAAACTGGCATACGGGAAGACCTAGAAAAGATGGATACATCACTCCAAGATATGATGTGCCAACAAAAAAAGAAATAGATGCTCTTTTTGGCAAAACAGAAATGCTATATGTTAAGAACAAGGCTGGGGACTTTATTCCAGTATGGAGAGCAGAAGACTTTTAAAAACTATTTACAATTAGTTTAAATGGTGCTATGATGGCATTGTTACTTTAGTAGAACAGAGATATAATGAGCGACAAAACAGTTGTCAAGGTTAACCTTAAGTTTGTTAGAAACTTGGGTAACTATGAAAGTATGCACGTTGAACTTGGTGTAGAAGACTGGGTACGGGATACCGATGCGAATACAGATGCTGCAATGAACAGAGTCTTTGAGTTTGTTGAAACCAAGCTTGTTAATAAAGTTGCTGAGCTAGAGAAAGATTTAAATAACAGATGACAAAAGATGGTGCATCTGCAGCCTTTGCACTGCTATCACATTACTCAAAACTATATTATGCCAAGTATGGACGGCAGCCAAATATAAATAAGTATAAAGAAAAATGGGCTGCGTTTTCTATTATTGAAGATTATGATAAAGATACTGTATATAAAGTTTTAGAGCACTACTTTAAACTTAATAAAGAAGGTCATCCTTTAAACTGGTTCTTTAATAACTTTGATGTTTTGCTCAACACGATTGAGTCTGAAGAAAAAGATTTAGAATTACGAAAGAAACGTAGACAAGAAACAGCAAGATTGAGGCAGGAGTGGTTAAATGGGAATGCGTGAAGAAGTAGAGGTAATCTCTGCTGTATGCGAGAATAAAGACATACACGTCCTATTTGAAAACAATGTGGACTCTATGATGCAGTCATGTGGGGACGTTTGGGACTTTGTAAAAGAATACTACAATGAAACTCGCCAGGTACCACCATCGGATCTTTTACAAACAAGGTTCCGTGATTTTGATACTGTAGAAAATCCATCACCTACTATTTATGCGGTAAATAGATTGAAGGAAACATTCCTGGATGAGTCTTTAAGAACAACAGTTCGTAAAGCAGCACAGTTTCTTCAGGATAATCAATCTGGCAAAGCATTAAATACAATGTCTACTGACATATCCTCTCTTGCTAGAATTACCGCAAGGGTAAGAGACCTTGATGTAACAGATGTTGAAGATGCATTACAATACTTTGAAAAGACTCGTCAATCAGCAATGAACGGTGACGTAGGTATTCGTTCTGGCATTGCAGCGTTTGACCTATGCTTACCTATGGGTATTGCAAAGGGACAGCTTGGCGTTCTTCTTGCCTATCCTGCTATTGGAAAATCTTGGATGGCTTTGTTCCTTGCTGTTAAGGCTTGGCAGAATGGTCGTGTTCCAATGATTCTATCTTTAGAAATGACCGAGCAAGAAGTTCGTAATCGTATCTTTACAATTATTGGTAATGGCAAATGGTCTCATCGTGCTATGAGTGCAGGTCGTATTAACAGCGATGAGTTTAAGGCTTGGGCAGATGGAAACCTAGTTGATAAGCCACCATTCAAGATTGTTTCAAATGACGGTGGAAGTGAAGTAACCCCTAATGTTGTTAGAGCAAAGATTGATCAGTATAAGCCAGACATTGTTTTTATTGACTACCTTCAGTTGATGCAAGATAATGCAGGAACAAGTAGCAACGAAACTGTAAAGATTAAAAATCTTTCAAGAGAGTTAAAACTATTAGCAATCTCTGAGCAAGTTCCAATTATTGCTATTGCTTCTGCTACCCCAGATGATGCAAGTGACTTAGAGAGCGTTCCACAGCTTGGACAGGTGGCATGGTCACGTCAGATAGCCTACGATGCAGACTGGGTATTGGCATTTGGTCGTAAGCAAAATACTGGTGTCCTAGAGGTAGCGTTTAGAAAGAATCGTCACGGTTTCTTGGGAGACTTCTATATTGATGCTGATTTTGATAGTGGAAAGTTTGAAGAAATGATGGATCCTGCAGACTTGTTATAAACTATAATAGTTATATGGAGTTCGCAGGACACAAGAAAATTAAAGAGTTTACCATAGATGGTCAGATCTATGATGAGGCTGATGTCATGCGTTTAAGAGAAAAGTATGATTCTATTATGGATCACTATCTTAGAACACAAGGATATGTTCCTCATTTAGACCTTGACCCAGTTTTTAGTTTAGACTATAATGGTAACTGGTTTGATTTTAAAATAACAATGTACGGTATCTATTTAGGAAAGGCAAAGGCAAAATGCTATATGGGAATAACAGGAAGCAAGCTAGTTCCAATGAGTCCTACGACCCAGAACAAATCAGAGAAATCATCACATCATGCGGAGTCTCAGTAGGCACTGAGTTAGATACTCACTTTTTAGTTTTCTGTCCTTTCCACAATAATCGTAATACACCAGCCTGTGAAGTTGATAAAGAAAAAGGATTGTTCCTTTGCTTCTCATGTGGAGAAAATGGAACTATCTTAGACTTTGTAATGCGTACAACAAATAGAACCTACTTTGAGTCTGCTAGAATTATTTCAAATGCTGCAAAAGCAGGTGACTTTGTTGAAAAGATTGACAAGTCAATTATTCCAAAAGAAGAGTTTAGTAAGTTTGATGATTCCACAATAGAACGCTTGCACACTTCCCTGGTGCAAGATAGCAAAGCAGTTTCATATTTTGCAGGTCGTGGTATTACAAAAAAGGCTATGGAGTTTTTTAAGCTGGGGTATTCAGATAAGCAGGATATGGTTACTGTTCCTGTATACTCTCATACTGGAGTTTGCGTTGGTTTTGTAGCAAGATCAGTAGAGGGTAAGGCATTT